TAGTTTCCAAACTGGTGATGTACTTACATATTCTCCAAATGGTGGAGGCGGTATTGTTTATAATGAAAATGGTCAAATTGGATTAGCTAAGACTTTAACTAATGGTCAAGAACTCTTTGTTGCTAAAATTTCAAAAGACCTGATTGGTATTGCAACTCAAAGAGTCGCACTTGGATCTACAGGCGAATTTACTGGAGTAGGAAATACATCTACAATTTTATATTTTACTGGAATTGGTAGCGGCAACAATCATAGTTTTGCAACAAACTATAGCAATATTACTGGAGATGTTGAAAAGAGAACTGTAACTGTAACCACTGATGTAAATCATGCGCTTCGGAAAGGACATTTCGTTGACATTGATGTTAATCCATCATTTGCAACGACATATGTTGTAAAATATAATGACACTAACAGAAGAGTACTTGTCGGTATAGAAACCTTCAGTGCCGTAGGTGTTAATAGCACTACTAATACTATCACTATATCAAATCATGGATATGAAAGTGGTGATAAAGTTATTCATTCTTCAACAAGTCCATGTGGAGGACTAGAAAATGATAAGATTTACTATATTGTAAAGGTTGACAATAATAACTTTAAATTATCTAATACTAACTATGATTCAACTAAGTTAATACCAAGTATTGTTGGAATTACAAGTACATCATTTGGTGAGTTTGGACTTGTCAATCCTCCTATCAAAGCTTTTAGAAGTTCAACACTGAATTTTGATATTTCAGATTCTTCTTTAGGATTTACTCAGCAATCCACTCAGTATTCTGCATTCAGACTTAATTTCTATCTGGATGATAGTTATACTAATCGTTGGGAAACAGATCAGTCCTCCTCAACCTTTAGTGTCTCTAGAACAGGTTCTTCTGGGTCATCTTCCGCTAGTGTATCAGTTGCTATTGGAAATACAACTCCTGAGAGATTGTATTATTCGTTAGATCCAGTTTCTGATGCAAACCTTCCTATTGTGAAATCAGAAATAATAAAAGATTCTGAAATTTTAAATAGCAATTCCATAATATCACAGAATAGTGTTTACAATGGAAATAGAAGAATTTCTATTGCAGGAACTAACTTCTTTACATTTGAATTGCCTGAAATTCCTGAAGCGAATTCGTATGTATCCACTTCATCTAGTATAACTTATACTACTGATTGTACTCATACAAGCGGACCAATATCTGCTGTAGAAGTCACTAGCACTGGTAAAAATTATACCACTTTACCCGCAGTAGAATCTATTAATAGTGCTGATGGAGTAAGAGGAGACTTAGTATCATTTAGTGAAGATATTGGCATTATTGAAAAAGTAAAAATTAATGATGTTGGTTATGACTTCCCATCTGACGGTACACTGAAGCCAAGTGCCTCTTTACCGCAAATCATTAACGTTGATTCATTCGCTAAAGTTGAAAGTATTGATATAATTTCTGGCGGGAGAGGATATAGTTCTGCACCAGAATTACTCTTCTTTGATGGAAAAACTGGAAATCAGATTACTGATATTTCTACCAAATATGCTTTAGGTGATTCAAGCGTAACTATCTTGAGTAATACTAGAGGAATTAATAATGCTACCCCAACAGTATTACCAGTAAAAAATAGCAATGGAGTCGGAATTAGCACAGTTGGATTTAACACAGTCACCAAAGATGTGACTGTAGGATTGTCTGTTGGATTTAGTACAGCATTCCCATTTGAAGTTGGAGATCAGGTAATGATCGAAAACATTAGTTATGTTGGTGTCGGTACTACCACTAAGGGATATAACTCAAAAGACTATGGATATAAATTATTCACTATCAATTCAGTAACTCCAAATTTGGGAGGAATTGGTACAGTCACGTATAATTTAAGTGATCATTTAGGTGTAGGGGAGATTCCAGGTGTCTTTGACCCCATCAATTCATCTGGACAGATAATTGCACAAAAATATTTCCCAACCTTTGAAGTATTGTTGTCTACAGGCGACTACCTTTCTGGTGAAAAGGTCACCACCAATGGAAAAGAGGGTGTTGTTCAAAGTTGGGATAGAACAACAAAAATTCTCAGAGTTCTTTCCCCAGATGATTTTGTAAACGGAGAAGTTATAAGAGGACTTACCTCAGAACTTTCCGGTGTTGCATCAAAAGTAACTTCATATGAGTCTTATTTTGAGACAGATGTTTCTGCTCAGATATTCAGTGGTAATCAGTCTGGTTCTGGATTCTTAAATGATAATTTACAAAGAATACAAGATAATTTCTATTATCAAAACTTCTCATATTCATTGAAGAGCACTATCCCTCTTGATGATTGGAAGGATGTTGTATCTTCTGTAAACCACCCTCTTGGGTATAAGAAATTTAGCGATCTTCAAATTGAATCGACAAATTTAGACGAACCTTTACGAGTTGGTATTTCTACAGAATTGACTGATGTTTCTATTGTAAGTAGTTTAGATGGATTTGTAGATACTAATTGTGTATTTGATTTTGATATTGCTACAGAGAACAATGTAACCCTTACAGATGGTACACTTCTTTCTGATGAAATTACTTTTGATACCAGGATTTTAACTGACTTTACAGAGTCATTTGGAAATAGAGTTCTTTCTATTGATGATATAACCCCAGAATTCAATAGTAATCCTAGAGCAACTGCATTTACTGTACTTAATACTTTTAATCTTGATGATACAAGATTTAGAAAGTACATCACTTATTTAAAGGATAAGAGATTTACTCAAGAAAGACAGGCTTTGATTGTTGATCTTATTCATGACGGAACTTTTGGATATCTTAACCAATATGCAAGAGTTGAATCTGTATATGATCAAGGATCTTTTGATTTCTCAATATCTGGTTCTGATGGTCAGTTATTGTTCTTCCCAACCAAGTCGTCGGTAAATGATTATGACATCACAACGATTTCTTACAACTTAAACGACAATTTCCTTAGCACAGGATCTACTTCTGTTGGAGGAGTATTGATTGATTCGGATAGCACTATTGTCGGATCTGGTACTTCTGCAAATATTGTCAGTATTGCTAATACATATCACTCACTTAAGGTTCTTGTTGAAATTGCACCTGATGTCACCAATCCTTCTTTTGGATCTACTGCAACGTTTAATGGAAATGAATTTGAAGCACAAGAACTGAATATTGTTCATGACGGAACTAATGTTTCTATTCTTGAATATGGTAAATTAACTACTTCACCTGGAGGATTTAGTGCGACTGGATTTGGTTCATATGAGGCATACTTGTCGGGATCAAATGTTAGAGTTGATTTCATTCCATCTGGAATAGGAACGAATGCCGTAGTTAATTCTATAGTTGTGGGTCTATCTTCAGTGGCATCTGGAATTACAACTCTGGATCTTAAACATGCTAGATTAGAGTCCAGAACTACAAATATTTCATCATCTGGATCGCCAACTCAAAATGTTGTTGCGGAATATCCAAGTCATTTATCAGTCAACAACGATAGGTACGATGCTGGATATTTCATGATTCAAGTTCATGATACTACAAATGATCGTTATGAGTTCTTGGAATATTTTGTTATTGATGATCATATTGAAGGAGATACTTCTTCGGAGTCATTCGATACTGAGTTCGCAAACATTCAGACTCATTCTGGTCTTGGAACTTTTGGTTCCAAAGTAATCACTGATTCCGTTGGATTTGCAGCAACTACCCAAGTTCTGTTTACACCCGTTGCTGGAATTGATGCAACTGTTCATGTATATACTAATGCACTCAGAATTGAAGATGACACAAGAAGTGTCATTGATTTCAATAATGGATCAATAGAAACTGGATATGGAGAGTATACTGGAACCGATAGAGACATTAAGAGATCATTTGACTTAACTCATAAGAATGATAATATTTTTGAAAGAACATTTGATGCAACTGGTGTCAACACAACCACTAATACGATTACAATTCCAAACCATTTCTATGTAACTGGTGAGCAAATTCAATATACTTGCCCAGGTATTGGAAATACTCAATCAGTTGGTATTGCTTTAACTAATTTCCCTGTTGCTGGAGTTACAACTAATTTACTTCCTTCAACTGGAGTATTTGTAGTTAAAGTTAATGATAATACTATCAAACTTTCTAGAAGTGCGGAAGCTTCTCTGAGATCTGTTCCAGAAGTTCTTGACTTAACTTCAACTGGCGTTGGATCTGGTCACACATTCACTGCAACGAATCAAAACCCCAAGGTGCTCGTCGCCATTGATAATCTTATTCAGTCTCCAATTGTTTCCACTGCGATTACAACAACATTAGATACCGATGTAGTGAGCACTGATAATACTGTTGACTTTACTGGAATAACTTCATTCTTTGGTGGAGACTTGTTTAAAGTTGGTGATGAAATAATGAAGATTGAAGGTGTTGGTATTGGAACAACAAACAGAATTGCAGTTCGTAGAGGATGGATGGGAACAAATATCCAGTCCGGACTTTCAACTGGAGATTTGGTAACAAAAGTCGTTGGAAACTATAACATTGTTGGCAACACTCTGAATTTCTCTGAAGCACCTTATGGAAATATTCCAGTTGGATCTCCAACAAATCCTCCAGATCAAAGGGATTACGTTGGAATAACGACCAGTTCTACTTTCCAGGGAAGAAGTTTCATGAGAACGGCTCAGCCGAATACTGCTAATGAAACTTATTACAAGAATAATGTTTTTGACGATATTTCAGACCAATTCAATGGAATTGAAAACGAATTCGCTTTGAAGTCTAATGGAAGTAATATTACTGGAATTAATAATGAAGGTGCAATCATATTAGTTAATGATATATTCCAAGTCTTTGGTGGAGCAAACAATTTCACCTTATCTGAAAGTACTGGAATAACTTCAATTTCTTTCGTTGGTTCTGGTAGAACAACTCAATCTGCTTTTGTTGAATCAATGGGAAGAGATGTTGGAGTTTCTAGTTTCCCAAGAGGAGGAATAATTATCTCTGTTGGTTCTTCGGAAGGATTTGGATATCAACCTTTAGTTGCTGCAGGTGGAACTGCAGTTGTATCTGCTGCGGGAACCATTACTGCAGTATCAATTGGTAATAGTGGTTCTGGTTATAGATCTGGAATACAAACAAATGTTTCTGTAGGAGTAAATCTTCCAGATATTAATGGTTCTACTGTAATTCCAGTTGGAACTGCTTCTATCGCTGGTGGACACGTAACTTCTGTTGCTATCACAACTGATAGAGTTTTCTATGCTCCACGCAGTGTTTCAAACGTCCTGTATGACAATGTAACTGGTGTTACTACCATTACAACGTCAACTGCACATGGATTATCTGCAAACGAGACAATCAATGTCTCTGGAATTGCATTTACTTGCAATTACACTGGATCTGGTGCAGTCGCTGTCAGTACTGCCGTTTATGATAATGTAAGTGGTATTTTAACTGTCACAACTGCCGCACCACATAATCTTAAGACATCAGGTCAGAGAAGCGATGTTCTCCTTACCGGATTAGGATTTACTTGTGGATTGGGTACAGGTACACATGTTTACCCAAGAACGACTGATCCAATTTATTGTGGAGCAAAAGTAATTGGAGTAAACACCGCAACTAACACCTTTACAGTTAATGCTGGTGTTACAACAGTTCCAACATTCTATCAAAGTGGAGGAACTGCACAACCTGCAATTATTGCACCTAGAACAAATAATAACTCTGCTAGTGGATTTGACCCCGCATCACAAGGATCAAGTGTTCTTAGAATCATTGATAATACAAGTTTTGTAATAAACTCAGGTATTTCCACTCGCGCACACTTCTATGCAAGATGTGGAACAGTTAAAAAACCAATTGATATTGTAATTGATTCTCCACTTTCATATACCAATTTACCACTAGATTATGTTTCGGGAACGACAGGATTGGGAACAGCAGCTACAATTGATGTTGTTGTTGGTCAAGGATCTAGTGTAATTGATTTTGAAATTAATAATACTGGATATGGTTATGGTAATAATGAGAGATTGACAGTTGCTGTTGGTGGAACCACTGGAATTCCTACTACTTCTTCTTTCACTTCAGATATATTTGAAATTCAAATTGAAAAAGTTATTAATGATGAGTTTACTGGATGGTCTTTAGGTGTTCTTGAAACATTTGATGATGTTACCAGTTTTATTGATGGTTCTAGGATTGATTTCCCATTAATTAAGGCAGGTGTTCCAATATCCATTAACAAATCAAAAGGATCAAAAATTGAACTTGATCAATTACTTTTAGTATTTGTAAATGGAATACTTCAAAAACCAGGTGGTGCTTACACCTTTGATGGAGGATCTCAAATAACCTTTACAGAACCATTAAAACTTGAAGACACTCTTAGCATTTGCTTCTATAAGGGAAGTGGTGATGCACTTGATGTCATTGATAGAGAAGTTATTGAAACACTTAAATATGGAGATGAGGTCACACTAAATTATAATCCAGATCTTGGACAAAAACCATATCAGCAAGAGAATGCTAGAACAATTAGCACCATCACAAACGTTGATAGATGCGAAACTCTTCCATATTTTGGTCCAGGAAATACCACTGACACCACCTTTGAAAGACCAGTCACCTGGTGCAGACAAACTCAAGACAAGATTATTAATGGTCAGGAAGTTGGTAAAGATAGGGAAATTTATGAACCTGTCATCAATCCAACAGCAAATATTATTAAAACCATTGGTGTTGGTTCTACTATAATCTATGTTGATAGATTAAGACCATTATTTGACCTTGATAATGAGAATGTAGATCCTACATTTAGAAATACGATTCAAAAAGGAATCAAATTAGTAAACCCAGTTGTTGTCACTGGAGCAGCAGCAACTGCTGTAGTTTCTACTGCTGGAACCATTTCTTCAATCACAATTAACAATGGTGGTGTTGGATATTCCACAGCACCCGATGTAAGTGTCGGTATAGGGTCTACAACAGCAACAGCGACTGCAACAATCACTAATGGAGTTGTTACTGGAATCACTATCACTAACGGTGGATCTGGATATAGTCAAACTACTCCGCCATCAGTCCTTATTGGTCCTCCAGCACAACAAACAGAGTCTTGCGACGTTTCTTCTTACTCTGGAGATTCTGGAATAATTGTTGGACTCGGAACTACTTCCGTTGGCGTTGGTTCAACTGGAATGATGTTCCATCTCTACATTCCTTCAGACTCTGTAATGAGAGATCCTAACTTAGTTGGAACTGCAGTAACTCTAAGTGGAATATCTACTGGAGATTACTTCATCGTAAGAAATTCAAGTCTTGGAGCAGCATCAACGAGTATTAATGCTCTTGGAACTGACAACTCTACAATTGTTGGAGTTGGGGCTGAGTTCCTTGATAATGTATATGTTGTTAACAAAGTAGAACTTGGAACTCAAGTTATTTCTGGAGTTAGCACTCACATAACCAAAGTGAGCGTAAATACGAATATCAACCCTGATGGAATTTCTGGATTCTCAACAGGACCATTCCTCGGAGAATACTCCTGGGGTAAAGCGGTTGTAGAGGCCAGAAGCAGGGAAGTTTCGTATCCAGCACATACTTTATCTGGAATAGGAACAAATGAATTGACTGGCATATCAACTTCATCGAAACTTTATAGAACCAGATACATCAGGTTCAAAAAATTCGGATGATTTTTCGTAATAAATAAGTAAAAAAGTCCGTCCAAAATGGCTGCTATTATAACTGATCAGGTTAGAATATTAAACGCGAAGAATTTCGTTGCAGGAATTGCTAATGCCAGCAATTCCTATTATTCTTTTGTCGGACTCCCAAATCCGACAGATTACTTATCGACATGGAATGATTCTCCTCCTGCGCCAAAAGATAATTTTGATCAGGAGAATGATTATTGGAATACGATGATTGCTCTGAAGAGAATAAACTCAACGGATGTCAGACAGGTAGTTCCAAGAAGAAGTTGGTCTTCTGGAACCACTTATGACATGTATCGTCATGACTATAGTCGTTCAAACACTGCTCCTGTTTCAGGATCTACGAATTTATATAATTCAAACTTTTATGTCCTGAACAGTGATTACAGAGTTTATATCTGTCTTCAAAACGGAACTAACCCTGAAAACACTCTTGGCAGACCATCTTTAGATGAACCAACTTTTACCGATTTAGAACCAAAGGCGGCTGGAACTAGCGGTGATGGATATATTTGGAAATACCTCTATACAATTAAACCTGCAGATATTACGAAGTTTGATTCTACAGATTTCATGCCAGTCCCAACAGATTGGAGCACTAGTAATGATACATCTTTAGTTAGAGAAAATGCTGTAGATGGTTCTATTAAAATTGTTACGATAACTAATCGTGGTGCTGACTTGGGAACAGCAAATCAAACTTATACTGGAGTTCCTATTAAAGGTGATGGTACAGGAGCAACATGTACCGTTACTATTGATGGAGACTCCAAGATTAGCGAAGTTTCCGTATCTGCTCAGGGATCTGGATATACTTTTGGAACTCTTGACTTTGAAGATGCTGGAATTCCAGTTGGAACGACTAGACCAACCTTTGATGTCATCATCACACCACAAGGTGGTCATGGTGCCGATATCTACAGAGAATTGGGTGCATACAGTGTTCTGATGTATTCCAGAATTGAAAGTGATAATGAAAACCCAGATTTCATTACAGGTAATCAGTTTGCAAGAATTGGTATTGTAGAAAATCCCCTTTCTCCAGCAGGGGGATCGGTTTTAACTGCAGATAAAGCAAGTGCAGTTGTTGCTTTAAAATTAACTGGAGTTGGATATAGTGAAGCAACGTTCACTTCCGATTCTTTTGTTATTCAAACAGTTGGAACTGGTGCTACTGCAGTGGGTAGAGTTGTAAATTATGATCAAAACACTGGAGTCTTGAAACTTTGGCAAGACAGAAGTGTGGCAGGATTTACTAGCACAGGTATTGGAATTACTAATCCAACTTACGGATATGAACTGCAAGAATTTACTGGAAGTCCATCTGGAACTGGATCGCTAGCAATTACTCCATCTACAGGGTTACCTTTAAGTATTGACAGTGCATTTAGCGATAACAAAACGACGATAAATAATCGTACATATTATCTTGGAATGGATTTCACTACAGGTGTTGCGTCCCCAGAGGTAAGACAGCATTCTG